ATACCGGCAAGATCCGCAACGATTTGGTGTAAGTCAACGTCGGAGGTGTTGTACTGATCCACGATGTTATCAAGCACGTTCTTCTGTGGCATCCGCTCCACGCTGGCCGCAAAATGTACCAGTAGTCTTGGTTCCTGTGACGAGTAGTCGAACGACCCCCAACGGTATCCATCCTCGGGTATAAACAACCCCCGGATCAACTTCTTAATATCCTTGTCACGGGCCGGAATCTGCTGGAGGTTGGGGTTGGACGAAGAAAAGCGGCCTGTCACTGTACCACCCTCGTCACGGCGTGTGGAGTGCAGTTCTGTGTGGATACGACCGTTGTGCTCGTGCCGCAGAATGCTGTCGATGAACGTGCTGTCGGCCTTGTCAAACTCCCGCAGCTTCACCAGCTTCTGACATATCTCCGCAGGGTGCGCGTTCAGATAGGCTTTGTTAAACGATGGTGCCCCCTTCTCTGTCCTTGGGTATTCCATCTTGAGCTTATCAAACATCTTAGAAATAGATGCCGACGCCCAGATGTCCACCTCCATCCCTGCTTCTTTCTCAATGAACGATCTTAGTTCTTTGGTCTTGCCACGGATAAACTTCTTGTTCTTGTCAGCCTTTTCCAGATCAACGCGAACCCCCTTGCTCCGCATGTCCAACAGGCACGGTATCAGGGCCGTTTCGATATTCCATATGTGCCACAGGTCTTGCTTCTCTAATTGTATCTTGAGCGCATCCCACAGCTTGAGTGTCGCTACAGCATCCCTCTCGGCATAAGCCCCGACATATTTGGGCGGCAGCTTGTACATTTCAGACTTAGCATTGATGCCCCACTCTTTTGCCGCCGCTTGTAGCAGCTTCTCATCCTTACGAAGTTCGATGTACGACTTAGCCATAGCATCAAGGCCAAAGGACCAACGGTTCTCGTCAACCAAGGCCCCCGTTATCATCGTGTCAATAATCTGACCCTTGATCTCAACACCTTCAGCCCTCATCCACCCCGCATCGTAAGTCGCGTTGTGCATGATCACGTTCATTTCAGGCACAGACATCTGCTTTTTGAGCCAGCGCATCGTGAACTTTGGATCAAGGTTGTGGCCGTTCTCGTGACGGATCGGGAAGTACCCTTTGTATTCCCCTGCCGCAACCGCAATGCCTATGATGTGGCCGTCGTTCCGGGCCCAACCCGGTCCCAATGTTGTGATGTTCGGGTCCTTGGTTTCAAGGTCCACGGCAACATCGGTGTACCCTGTCAGGTCTGGGAACTCAGGCGGTATGTTCCAGTCTTTATCAATCAAGTCCAGTTCGCCCTTAAACTGGTGCCGCATGTCACTGCCAAAAAGGTTCTTCATTCACTGTCGCCCTTGTCCATAAACTCTGCACCGAGAGCGGTATACCCAGCTTTGTCTACCCACGAATCAATGTGGTCTATGTTCTCACAAAGACGGGCGGTCTTTACCCAGTCCATCATCAAGGCAATGTGCTGGTCAGTCACATATCCGTGGGACTTCATGGCCCCGTTTATAATTACGTTCCATCCTGTAGCAATGCGGTCAAAGTTATCTCGCGCATCACCATAATCCTTGGCTCTCTCACCGTTTATGGTTTCCTTGGCTTTGTCGAGGAGTTCATTCCGGTTCATTCGGACCCCCTAAATAACTTACTTTCCCACTGACATACTTCATTGATGTGTGTCTGCCTTGTGGTAGGGCGAACCATACCTATTTTCTCCACCCAACCCAACTTTCTCAAAGATGCCATCATTGCTCCCCACACGTTATGGTGGTGGGGGTCAGACATCCCTTGTGTTCTGCAAAATGCACATATATTTCCGCCTTCAACAATCTTGTTTTTAGATAAATACTTAGCGGCGTTTTCGTAATACTCTTGCTTCCACTCGTCATCTGCGTGAATAAACACGCGAGTTATTTCATCTTCAATAAAATCAAACCTACTTTGTGGGACTGGTTTTTTATTCATATCGTATACCTCCATGAGTCACTTGATTGCAGAATATAAAGCCTCTCCTTGGCCCTTGTTACACCAACATAAAACGCTCGGTGTTCATCGTCGGGATGTTTGGATTCCACGCAAGCACGGGTTGACCCGTTGTAAACAACGCAGTTGTCATCCTCTCCCCCCTTCATGGCGTGAAAGGTAGATAACTTAATTCGAGGTGCCGATGTTAAATCCTCACCTCTTCTTTGCAATGCATCTATGTAATCTCTTTCCCCACCCGAAACGTTCAAAACATCGTAACCCGATGTTTCTGCCCCGTACATCAAACCAAAAGAAAACCGCAACTCATTCAAGGATAGCTCGGATGTCGGGTCCTGTGCGTCCAGCAACTTTGAAGAACCTCGTTTGACTGACGCATTGCGACCTTGCTTAGGTAACGACTTGTATAAATCCTTAATCCTCTGCAAACCGACTTTTTTATCCTGACATAATTCCTCCCATGTCAGGAGGCTTGCAACCAAAGATTCAGGCAGGCTTGATCTCCCTTTAATAGAATACTTGAACCCAGCGTTCCTAACCCACTTGGCTAGTCCGTATACCTGTGAGTTTGTACGCGCCATGATTGTCCAAGATCCACTTAGGATAGGAAGACTATCAAGGTGATACACGTAATCAACCAGCCCTTGTTCCTCACGAGGAAAAAACTCTTTTTCAACTCTGCCACTGATCCTCTGCACAATCCGCTCGGACAACCGATGCACACTTCTCGGTATGCGGTACGACTGGTTTAAAATCTCTACCTCCTTGGCAGATTCAATAAACAACTTAACATCTACCCCGGTCCAACGGTGGATAGCTTGATCGTCATCCCCTGCTATGATTACATTCTCTGCGCGTAGGGCCAGCTTCTTAGCCATCTCCCATTGCAGAGGTGTGAAGTCTTGGGCCTCATCAATAAAAAGATAGTCCAGATACGGTGCTTCCCCTATCTCAATATACTTCTCAATCATGTCTACGAAATCGTATTTCCCAAACTCACTTTTGTATTCATCTATCTGACCGCTTACTTGAACCAGTTTAGGATAGTACAGATTGCGGTTTCCAGACTGGTTGAACTCCTGATCCAAAGTAATCATCCTGTACCGCGCCCGTGTATCCATCTGTAAATACTGGGAACCCGATCCCCCGATACTGGGCAGCATGATACCATCATCTACACTGGCGCTGTCTTTACCCTCAAAGTCTAATCCCAACTCGGCACCAATAACCTGATAGTCAGAGGTTTTCATTACGTCTTGCGCCTGCAAGCCAAGGCCGTTGAAACCGAAAGAATGGCTGGTTCTCATGTGTGGGAAATCTGTGACTTCTAAATTAACCGCCGCACAGGATCGGGCAATCATCTCCTCAATGGCCTTCTTGGTAAATGAAATCACCCCGATCCGTGACGGGTGCGTCCCCACTTCCAAGGCTGACTTAATTTCTTGGATCAACCTGTACGTCTTACCACACCCCGGAGGTCCAAGTATTAACTTGGCATTCGGTATCACAACTCTTTCCCCCGTGGTCGTGAGCTTACCCAATCTTCAATTTCCGTAAGCACCCATCGGCTTGCTGATCGCTTGGTGTTCTCATCCCCTAGAACAACGGGCTTGGGAAAATCTGTAGTCTGTGACATCTTATAAATATAAGACTTAGATACCCCCAGCAGTTCGGCAACTTCTCCTACTCTCAGGAGCCTGTTAGAATGGGATATCATTGTTCATCTCCTTTACAGTTAATGTTGGGGTGTCTTCTTCATAGCTTGGAACTGACCAGCAACGCATCGTGGTTCGTGTCCCATCTGACTTGTTGATATTTTGTGTGTGGTTCTCTCCGCCAAGATCACGAATCATCTGAATCATCTGACCTCGGTTCTCAGCCTTGAATCTTCTTTGATGCAAGAAATCTAACAGGCCCTCCAACTTGAACTTAGTCTCAGGTCCATCGGTCCAAGGCTTCCCCATTTCCATTTCTTCCGGGGCCATGGCCCTGATGTGGCTGGTGCAATACGAACGCATATGGTCCTTGAACTGCCCCATAACAGTAGCTTCTTCTGGAACGTCTAAATGCGTAGCGGTTTTCATCAGTTCATTAACCTGCTTCTGCCACTTGTCAGGTTTCACCTGCGGTGGCATGAAGTTCATCTGCTCCATACACGCCCGTTGCCAAAGACTTTGGTTCTGCAACTGCTCCGTTGAAATCTGAATGCGGCCACCGTTCACGTCCATGAAGTAAACCCTTGGCTCTGACATCATAATCGTTAAACTCCCGACCTGTAGTGCATCCGGTGCATCGTTGCCAATTCCAAACTTACGGCTGGCACAGAGCGCAGGATCACAATAGCTTTTGAACGGCTGATCTTTACAGGTGTACCCCCAATCCTTTTTACCCAGAGACTTACACAGGTTCGACATCTCATGAGAACTTAGCGGATCAGAACAAAGAGTACGGTTGTCCTCCTCTGATCGCTTCTCCCAATCGTCGCTGAACTTTTGCTTGTTATACACCCCGCACATAAACATGCTCTTGTTGCGTTCCTCTGAGACAGGACCGTCAGCAAACAAATGCTCAAGGCATGGTGGCCCATCGGTAAACAACTTGCGTTCCCCGGCGAACCGTATAGCCTCAAGTTCGGGCAATGATATGGTGGCTGCATCAACTGCATCCAGAAACTCATCCAGTTCAAGGGCCTCGTTGTTCGCGTCAAAACAATACCGCTGCGGCATCTCCGCATTGAAGTACGGCATGTTGATAAAATTACCCACATCCCCACGCTCCGCAATTATCGTGTCCTGTTTGGGGAATATCTCACAACCGCTAAAGCCCATAGCTATAGACATCTCGGTTAGATAATCTCGTACCTGTGCTGCGGATTCCCACTCGTTTAGAAACAAATACAGATGGGCTCCGCCTGACTTTGATCGACAATGAACCAGTGGCAGCTTCAACTTCTGTATTTTGGCTTGAACTTCTTCGTGATTCAAATCGTAGATGTCCACGTCCAACGCACCAAACTTACACGTATTGGATTCGTTGATTGGGATAGCACCAATGCCCTGCCCCCCGTTGATATGATCTTGAACTAATGCCTCTGTTAAAGGTTCTCTTATTATTTTGCTGTTGCTTTCAGCTTTGCCGTTTCGCCCAACACGTCCAACAGTGGTCGTACCATGAGCGTTAGCTGCTCCCGCGAATGCGGCAAGCAATCTCTTTGCCTGTGACATTTGCTACTCCTAGATGAAAAACCAGAAGACCCCCGCGGTGACTCATTAACGCGAGGGCCCTCCTTAAAGCCGCTTAAAAGGGAATTTCATCATCTTTTAAGGCAGGGGAGGGAGTGGAGGCCCCTTCCTCTGCTGCGGCTTTGACTTCACCAGCAACAACACTGTCGCGGAATGCCTTTGCCTCAAGCATCAAGTGCCGGTCTTCCAAGACACCGATCTTCTCAATAGCATAGTTAAACCATGTGCCTTTGTCGTTGCTCTCCTCAACGGTCTTGAACTTCCAAGATGTTGCAAACAACGGTGGTACAAACATGGCACCCGTCTTAGGATGCTTGATCTTCTGCATGGCAATGGTGGTTTTCCATCGACGGCTGACCTTGAGTTGTGTTGACTTCATGTCGATCACAACAGGCTGAGTCATTCCGTCCTCGTCCACAAGCAACGAATAGTGCTGGTCAGACTTAACCAACTCGTTACCGCTTGGCAGCATCTCTTTGGAGCCTTTGCGCTCGGTGCGCTGTAAGACAGGATCGGTTGGGCTAATCTCACCTTGGAACCCGCCGCCCATATCAAGAGGGATGAACTCAAGATACTTCACAGTCTGGAAACATGGGATGACAGTGATGCCATCCTCGCCCTTCCACAACTGTTTGGTCACGGTATTGAATAAATCTCCCTGCTCTGCACCCTCTATATAGTCGGATTCTCGCTTCTTTAACTGAGGCGACATGGCTTGCAGGACACGAACGAACGGGATCTGCATCTCGTTAGCGGCAAAGGATGCACCCTCACCCGCGAACTCCATGATATCGTCCATTACGTCTGTGCTTAACTCTGCATTTTTTTTCTGCGCTACTGCGTTACCCATTATGCTTTCCTCTTGATCTGTGCTGCGTTTGAGATAAAGGCCCCGAACATATCTAAGTCGATCGGCTTGCCGTCCATGACGCGCTCTTTCACAAACGCTTTTAATGTGGACGGGTGTACGTGGGTCTTGGTCCGTGGGTCGTAACCCTTTTCCTGCAACAACCCGACTAAATTCCCCGCCAGATTGTCTTCACCTTTACCAAACGTAAGTGTGACATCGTTCTTTATGATGTCGTCTAATCCCTGCTCCCGTAACCAAGCAAATGCCTGATCTTTATTAGCCACAGGAATCGAAGCTGCGACAATCATCTTGCGCTCAACGGTCAGACCGTCAACGTCAAGACGCTCAACGCCCATCTCGTCCATTAGTGCTGGGATGTTCTCAACAGAGAGCTTGTGCTTCTCCTGCTTTAATGTTTTGATGTGGGCTTCCGCATCTTCGATCCGTCGTTCGACATCCCGTAGACTGCGAACCAAAGCACTAAGGTTCTTTCCGGTATCGACATTGACGTTCGACATTGCTGCCGCTTCGTCAAAGAAGTCTTCAAATATATCTTCCATAAGTTTTTTCCTCTTCAGGGTTGATTTAACGAACAACCTTATGCTATCCGTACTGTGGACAATAGTGGAGGTATGTCGTGACTGTCAAGTACAATTATAAATTAAAACCGTTCGATCATCAAAAAGATTCCCTTGCATCCGGGTGGGACAGACCGGAGTTCGGGTACTTCATGGAGATGGGTACAGGTAAATCAAAAGTTCTGATCGACAACATGGGAATGTTGTATCTTAAAGATGAACTTGAGTTTGTTTTAATCATTGCGCCCAAGGGTGTGTATCGCAACTGGGTCAATAAAGAAATACCAGAACACATGTCCGATGACATCCCGCACCGTGTGATCCGGTGGGTGGCAACGCCCAACAAAAAACAAAAAGAAGAGATGCAATCAATCAAAGATCAATTTGATGGTCTAACAATCTTTGTGATGAATGTCGAATCGTTCTCATCACTGAAAGGGCAGAAGGCTGGCAACTGGATGGCCAAAGCCCGTGGTCAAAAGGGCATGATCGCCGTTGACGAATCAACCACCATCAAAAACCACAAGGCCAAACGATCTAAAGCCCTGATGAAATTTGCGGCCCTGTTCAAATACCGCCGGCTGCTAACCGGATCGCCCGTAACCAAAAGCCCCATGGACATATACTCCCAGTGCGAGTTCCTACGTCCGGGGCTCTTGGGTTTTGAATCGTTCTACGCATTCCAAGCCCGTTACGCCGTGACTGTACGCCGACAGATGGGTGGGCAAGCGTTCCAGCAGATCGTGGGATTCCGTAATCTGGATGAACTGCACAAAAGAATCGATATGTTTTCGTTCCGAGTATTAAAAAAAGACTGCCTCGATCTGCCCGAAAAGATTTACACCGCCCGTTACGTGGGCATGACCCCAGAACAGTTGAAGATGTACAATCAGATCAGAGAGTACGCTATGGTGATGCTAGATAACGGTGAAATGTCCACCGCCCCAGCGGTCA